ACACGCCAAAGCCGCGCTTCGACACCGACATGACTGTGAACGAATTACTGAAACGAGCTACGCAAAAGCGCTTGGCGGAGAGTTGACCTATGCAGAACTGGAATGATGGCGCGTATTCGAGCTTTACGCCCATAACCCCATCGAGCACCACCACGCTCAATTGCCGCGCGATCTATGTGGGCGGCGCGGGCAATGTGACCGTGGCGAATAAGGTCGGCGGCACGCTCGTGACTTTCACCGCGCCTGCGATTGGCTCGATCTTGCCGGTGGCACTCGATCAGGGGATTGTCGATGCTACAACCACGGCAACCTTACTGGTAGCGCTCGCCTAATATGGCGCGATCTGCTGCCCTGTCGAGCGATGCCGAGAAGGACGCGCGACGGTGGAAAAAGGAATTGCAGCTCGCGAAGAAGCGCGATGCCGACTGGCAGAAGGATGCGGAGGCTATCGTCAAGCGCTATCGCGGCGAGGAACGCAAGAAGAATCGCTTCAATGTGTTGTGGTCAAATACGGAGATCCTACGGCCGGCGATTTATAACTCCCGGCCCAATCCTGATGTACGCAGGCGCTTTCGCGATGCAGACCCCTTGGGTAAGGCAGTCGCCGAGGTGTTGGAGCGCAGTCTGATGGTGTTCGTCGACGGGGACGAGACGGATGATGCGCTCAAGAATGACGTACTCGATGGGCTCCTCTCGGGGCGTGGGGTCTCGCGTATTCGCTATGTGCCGGTCATCACGACCATCCCGGCAAAAGCGGCCAATGACGATGATGCGAGCAAGCTGAAAGGGCCGCCAGTCAAAGAGCCTGAGCCGGATGAGGAGCTCGAAAACGAATATGTCTGTGTAGAGCACGTTGACTGGCGGGATTTCCGTCACGGCTACGGCCGGGTATGGCCGGAAGTGCCTTGGGTAGGGTTTCGCCATAAGCTCACGCGCAAAGACGCCGAGGAGAAGTTTGGCAAGGACGTGCTTACTCCGGTGCAATTCACCACGCCGGAGACTGACGATAAGAAAACCCCGGAAGAGGTGGGCGAGACACAGAAGGTCGCCGAGTTTTGGGAGATTTGGGACAAGACTGGCCAGCGCGTGTTCTTTGTCCAGGATACGCTCGAGGAACTCTTGTTCCCGACGGCCAATCCCGATGGTGAGCCGCCGTTGGACCTGGACGGCTTCTTCCCCATCCCCCGTCCCTTGACCATCGTCGAGAACACCGGCTCGCTGATGCCAATCCCGATGTTCAAGCTGTACGAGACGCAGGCGGATGAGCTCGACAAGATTTCCGCCCGTATCGACAAGATCGTCAACGGCATGCGGTTGCGTGGCGTGTATGACAGCAAGCTCACCGAACTCGCTGACTTACTTGCGAAGGACGACAACGAACTCACCCCGGTGCAAAACGCCCAAGCATGGCTGCAGGGCGGCTTAGACAAGGCGATCACATGGATGCCGGTAGAGCAGGGCGTCGCGGTCTTGAACAGCCTGTATGACGCCAGGGCTCGGCAGAAAGCCATCATCGATGAGCTTTTGGGAATCTCGGACATCATTCGCGGTGCGACCGATCCGGATGAGACGGCGACCGCGCAGACATTGAAGTCGAATTACGGCTCGGTGCGATTGCAGCGCATGCAGAAGGAAGTTCAACGCTATGCACGGGATCTGCTGAGGATTGCCGCCGCTGCGATGGCGCAGAAGTTCTCGCCCGAGACCTTTGCCAAGATGACCGAGCTTAATTTCCCCACGGCGGAACAGAAACAAGTGATGCAGGCGCAGATGCAACAGATGCAGCAGCAAATGCCGCCACAGCCAGGACAGCCTCCGCCGGCACCGCCCATCGATCCGGCCATGCTCAAGATGCCGACCTGGGAGGACGTGATCGGCGTGATGCATTCGGAGAAGCGCCAGCAGTACCGCATCGATGTCGAGACCGATTCGACCGTTGCCGGCACGCTGTCATCCGACATGGCGGGCCTTGCCCAAGTGCTGCAGTCGGTGTCGCAAACGCTCACCGGGTTGGCGCCCCTCGTGATGGATGGTGCATTACCGGTCGAGGCGGCCAAAGAGATTGTGATGGCGGTTGTACGTCGCGCGCGTCTTGGCATGGCGGTTGAAGATGCCTTCGACAAGATGCAAGCGCCCAAACCGCCGGCGGACCCCAATGCCGGTAAGGCACAAGCGGCTGCGGGTGTTGCCCAAGTGAAGGCGCAAAGCGATGCGCAAGTTGCTGAGATCCATGCCGAGAGCAAGGCGCAGATCGCGCAGATGCATGAGGAGGGACGTCGGCAGATGCACGACAGCAAGAACGCGCTCGAGGCGCAGAAGACGCAGTTCACCGAACAGATGGCAACGCAGCGCCAGCAAATGAGTGATGAGAACAAGACCAACAACGACCTAATGCTGGCGAAATTGGATGCCATGGTGAAGATCGTGACGGCCTCGATGGCTGCAACTGCTACATCGGATGCCGCTGCGGTCGCGACTGCGGATGCTGAGATAGCCAGGGATATCAACTAATGACCACGTTCAATCCAAATCAGATCGGCAATTACATCGGCTTCTCGAACCCGCCGTTGCCGCAAAAACAATTGGATATTATTCGCGCCAACAATATCGCGAATTTCTTGGCGGGTGCCAAGATCGCAGCCCCCGCCTGGGTGACAGGAACGGTCTACGTCGCGGGTAATTGCGTGACCATTCCCACGGGGCAGATTCTCATCTGCACGACGGGGGGCACCAGTGGCGCGAGTGCACCCGCCTATTCGACCGCGATACTGACCGGCCGGCCCTTCAATGACAACGGGGTCATCTGGTACGGCGTCTATCAGTTGAATGGCATTCAGACCGATGTGGCTGCGCCCACGGTGACGCTCTCAGCGTCCGCTGCAGCTGCTGGCTTGACTGAGACGGTATTGCGGACCGGTGGGACAGCAAACCCCGCGGTGACGCTCTTTGGTGGAGTGCTTACGGTATCGGGCTTTCAAAATGCATTTGCGCCCTTCACCTTTGCCAATGGCCCGGCGGGCGGCGCGGGGAATGCAACCGCGCTTGCGACCGGCAATGGCTATTCGAACGCCTATGTCTATAACAACTTCGATTCGACCATTGAGATGTACATCACCGATTCGGTGGTGGGTTTAACCTTTGTCGGCAGCACCAGCTTTCAGCAGGTGGAAATCGATGGCGTGCTGATGCAGGGCGCGCCGCAGCTGTTGAACGGGACCGCGGGTCAGTGCTTGAAATTCGACTACAACGGCATCGTCAAGCGCCGTCTGGTGCGGATCGCTGGCAATACCTCGACCGGTAGCAACGCTTTTCGCGGTGTGGGCCTATCGACGATTGGCTTTTTCGAGGTCACGGACTCACCGAACGATCAAATGCTTCTATTGGGCGATTCGATCTTTGGCACTGTCTCAAACCCTGCGCCGCTGCAGCCGATCGCGTATGTGGGAACGCTCTTGAAGCGCTATCTGGGCTTGTCGGGCGTCATCAATTGCAGCGTCGGGGGATCGGGCTACATCGCGCAGCTCGTGAATACCTACAATTCCTTGAGCGTGCTCAGCAATCCGGTGAATCAGGGACTGTTCAGGACTTACGCGCCCAACCATATCTGTATCGCTCAGGGGTATAACGACATTGGAGCGAATACGCCGGCGGCAGTGGCATCCGCGGCGTTGCAGTGCTGGCAAGCAGCGCGCGCGCTATTGCCGAATGCCAAGATCACCATCACCGATGGGTTCAGTCAGGCGACCGGACCCAGTACTGCAGCTCTTGCGCAAGCGGCGGCCCTGCAGAATCAATTCACCCTGTGGGCCGATACGAATTCGAAGTTCGTGCAGTCGACCGGGAGCGTCGCGAGTCAAGCTTGGATTCAAGGAACGGCGACCGCATCGAGCGGGTTGGCGGTTGGCAATTCATGCAACTTTGTCGGTACGGACAATGTGCATCCGAGCCCCATGGGGGCCGATTATCAGGCCTATCGCTTGGCGAATGCCATCAAGACTGCCTGGAACAACGCCTACTAATGCGCCGCCGCTACGTCTACGACCCGGCCACGAAAGCGATGGTCGAGATCTCGGCTGCCCGCTCACAGGCGCTGCACTTCATCCAACCCGACCTGCCCGGCTATGAATCGCCGGTGACTGGCAAGTGGGTCGAAGGACGTAAAGCGCGGCGCGAGGATTTACTTCGCACCGGGTCTCGGCCCTGGGAGGGCATGGCAGAGGAGCGCAAAGAGGCGTCCCGCCGTTCTGCGCGCAATGAGGCTCAGTTGGATCAGCTTGCGGAGAAGATGGCGCACAGGGCTTGGGACATGGCTCCTGAGCGGGTGCGCAAAGTGTTTCGTGGACGATAACGGGAGAACCCCATGGCCTTGAACGACAAAGACATTGACGAATCGATGGCGGCTGATTGGGCCTCCATTCAGGAAAAGTACGCGGTTGAGGAAGCCGAAGCGCCGGAACCGGTCGAGGCCAAAGCCGACGCCGAAACGATTCCCATCTCACGCGAGGCGGACGGCAAGTTCAAGGCGAAAGAGGACGTTGACGCGAAGGCGGTCAAAGGCAAAGATGCGAAGCCGACTCCGGCCGCTGCCAAGGAGATATCAACTTCGCCCTCGAAAGGGGGTGATGTCACGGCAACGCCGGAGCCGGCTACCGACGCACCGCAAGCCCGCGACATCAATCGAGCGCCTTCCACCTGGAAGCCGACCGCGCGGGCTGAATACGAAAAGCTCTCGCCCGCGATCAAAGCCGAGATTCACCGGCGCGAAGCAGATTTCCAGAACGGGCAGGCGCAATTACTCCCCGATGCGACCATGGGCAAAAACATGCGCCAGGTCATCGAGCCGTATCGCATGCTCATCGAGGCGGAGGGTGGGACTCCCGAGCGCGCCGTCGCTGATCTCTTTCGCACGGCTGCGATCTTTCGCACAGGCTCTGTGCAGCAAAAGTATCAAGCGGTAGCGGAGATTGCGCAGCAGTTCGGCATCGATCTGCGCTATCTCACCCAAGCTGCGATCGAACAGCAGGGACAGCCGCCTGCGCAGCAACAACAGAATCAGTTTCGAGACCCTCGCGTTGACCAAATGCTGCACCAGCAAAACCTGGAACGTCAGCAAGCGGCCGATCGCGAGAAGCAGACGATGGAGTCCACCGTGACCCGGTGGATGAATGAAGCCGATGCGCAAGGAAAACCCAAGCGCGAGTATTTAGGCGATGTGATCAACGAGATGTCGGCATTGGTCCCGCAGATTCGCCAGAACGATCCGACCATAACCCATGCGCAAGCCTTGGATGCTGCGTATGACCGCGCGATTTGGGCACACCCCGAAATTCGCACGCTGCTTGCGCAAAAGCAGCAAACCGAACTTGAGACGCAACGCCGCGCTGATAACCAGAAGCGGGTGAGTGACGCGAGAAAGGCCGGTAGCGTGAATGTCACAAGACGCGGCTCGATTCCTTCCGCCGGTAAGCCCGGCACGATGGACGAGACGATTCTGACGACGGCACGTGAACTTGGATTTTTCACGTAACCCACTTCTAGGAGATTTCCATGCCAGCCGGCATCACTTCAATTTTCACCTCCTGGTCGGAGCTTGCCTCCACCACCTTTCGCAAGCACTCGACCGAGGTTGCGGACAACGTCTCGAAACATAACGCGCTCTTCCGGCGCCTCACCAAGAAAGGCCGCATTCGCACCGAAGATGGGGGCTTGTCGATCGTCACGCCGCTCGAGTACGCGTCGAATAGCACATATCAACGCTACAGCGGGTACGACGCGCTCAACATCAACGCAGTCGATGTGTTGACGGCGGCAGAGTTTCCGTGGCGCCAGGTGGCGGTCAATGTCGCGGCCTCGGGCCTCGAGCTGCGCACCAATATGGGTGAGAGCCGGATCATCAACTTCACCAAGGCGAAGATCCGCAATGCGATGAACTCGTTCAAAAACGGTTTGTCGACCGACCTGTATTCGGACGGCACCGCGGCGAACCAGATCAACGGCCTGCAGGCGCTCATCGCCGATGCTGGAACAGGCACGGTGGGGCAGATCAATTCGGCCACCTTCCCCTTCTGGCAGAACATCGTGCAATCGGCGGCTGCGCCTTTGCAGGGTGGATCAGCACTGACCTTGGGGCCTTCCACGATCGAGTCGTTGATGCTCCCGCTCTACATCAAGTTGACGCGCGGCACGGATATGCCGGATGTCGGTGTGTTCTCGGACGACCTCTTCACCTTCTACGAACAGTCGCAGACGAGTTTGAAGCGCTACACCTCGGATGGGAGCGGGTCGCCGGAGAGCGATGCCAACGGCGGCTTTGTCACCATGAAGTACAAGGGCATGGATGTGTTCTTCGACTCATCGGGCGGCATTCCCGCGGTGCACGGCTATTTCGCCAACACGGAATATCTGGAAGTCGTGGTCCATCGCGACGCCAACATGACGATCATGGATGAGCTGAAAAGCGTCAACCAAGATGCAGTCGTGATTCCGGTGCTGTGGATGGGCAACATCGTTACGTCCAACCGCAGCTTGCAAGGAGTATTGAAGGCGTAAGCCTTTGATATCAAAGGAGAAAATATTATGTTCGCTTCAGTTTCACCGACTCTCGGGACGCAGCCATTCAACGATTGGTTCGTGTCCGACACCGTGCAGCGTCAGCCCTTGGGGATGACGGTCACGGCCACCGATTCTTACTGGGGCACCGGTAAGTTCGTCTACCTCAAAAGCACCGCAGCAATCTTGAAAGGGTCGCTCGTGATGTGGGATGAGGCCTATAACGCGGCACTTCTGCCGAGTACCGCCAACCAGGGCTTTCCCTTCGGCGTCGCCATGTATCCGGCGGCTTCGGGGAATTACTTCTGGGTGCAGACCGAAGGGCGCGCAGTGTATGCGACCAATGCGACGGTTGCAGCCGATGCAGCGATAGGTGTTGCGGCCGCGGGGATCGCGGGCACCAATGCGGCGGGCAAACAGCTCTTGAACGTGCGCAATCGCATCTCGGCGACGGGCACCGTGACAGTCTCGGTCAATACCACCAATGGCAACGGCATTCTCTATGCGTCCAAGGGCTATGACGGCTTCTTCCTCGGCGCAGCACTCTCGGGAACCGGCATTCCGGCCGCGACGATCGTTGCGGGCTTGGACCCGGATGGCAAGCGCATTTACATGGGCTCGGCCATCGGCACCTTCGATAAGACGGCCACCCTCACCGGCTCCGCAACCCTGACCGGGACATATACCGGTTTTGGCTCCGGCATCCTTAACAATCCAATAAGCCAAGGGGCTATCACATGAGCGATACGAAACAGCAGAAGGAGACGGATCGGCGCCTGGATCAATTGGAGGACACCGGCTCGAAATTGAGCACGGAGGATGTGAAGCATTTGGCCGTGGCGATTGCGCTTGCGAACAGTCACTCGCATCCGGGTGACTGGGCTGAGCGGGTAGTGCGAGCATGGAATACGGGCTCCGCGCAAGAAGCCGAAGAGGAGGGCTAACTTCATGGCACTTCAACAACGCTTGGTGGTCTCGGGGATCTCTGCCCCGCAGGCCATCGCACTTCAGGGCACCGTCGCAACGGGGTTGACGGCAACCGGCAGTACTCAGGCGACCGCCTTGGCGCTGCCGGCCGACATCAACCAGTTCACCACGGTCGCGGCATCAACGGGCACGATTCTGCCGGCGATGAATCCCGGGGATTCGGTGAACATCTACAACAAGGGAGCGAATGCCCTCTCGGTGTATCCGCCGGTGGGCGGTGCGATCAATGCGGTGGCAACCAACGGCGCCTATAGCGTCGCAACGGCAACGCCCTACGTCGAGGTGTACTGCCTGACGCCGCTGCTCTACATCGCTTCGCAGTCTGCTTGATCCCTCGGGGCGCATGTCGGCCCCTTTTCACCAATAGGAGAACCCTATGATTTCTGTATTCGATAAGCGTCCGCCCTATGTGCGGTTCGAGGAACGTGAGATGGGATTGAACGTGGAAGCGACCGCCGCTGCGGGACGTCCTATCCCGAAAGTCGTCATCATGGCCTGCATCACCAATGCGGGCTCGAAGGATTGCTTCGAGAGGATCGCCGAGGAGTGGATCGAGGATAAGCACAAGCAGGCGTTGAACAGCCTCTTCCCCCTGGAGTGGGTCACGTTATTCCGTGCGCAATTCGAAGCCTTCAAGCAGGGCCACGAGTTGCCGAGAGAAGGAACCCCGATCAAGACGTGGGCCATGTGCAGTCGCGAGGCATCTACCCGATTGATCGCGTGCGGCATCACGACAGTTGAGGATTTGGCGGAATTTCCCGACTCTAATTTGAATGTCATCGGCATGGACGGCAGGTACCTGCGGGATATGGCGCGCGGCTGGATCAATGAGGCGAAGGACAAGGGCGCGAATGCCAAAGCCTTGGCTGATGCGAATGTGAAAATCGGCACGTTGGAAGAGACCATCAATCGCCAGGCGGAACGAATGGAACGACTCGAGGCGCGGTTGGAAGATCGCGAGGATGAGCCCAAGCGCGGGCCGGGCCGGCCGCGCAAGACAGAGACTGCCTGATGGCTTTGCTGGATATCGTCAAATCGGTGGCGCTCAAAGTGGGCGTTACCGTGCCGACTGTGGCGGTCACTTCGATCGATCAGAATATCCAGCAGATCATTGGCTTCGTGAATGAGGACGGGCAGGAGTTGGCGGCGCGTTATTCCTGGCAGGAGTTGACCAAAGAGGCGACCTTCACCACGGTGGCGACCGAATCGCAAGGGACCATTCAAGCGAAGACGGGCGCTGACTTCGCGTTCGTGCTCAATGAGACGATGTGGGATCGGAGCACGCGCCGCCCGGTATTTGGCCCGAAGGTGCCGGCCGAATGGCAGCAATTAAAAGCGCAGTACATGACCGGCCCCTGGAGTCAGTACCGCATTCGCGGCAATCAGGTGCTCTTTATTCCGGTGCCTGCGGCTGGCCACACCATTTATTTCGAATGGGTGAGTAAGTATTGGGCGACCACCACCGGCGGATTGCTCGGCACGCAATCAACGCTGGCGGCTGATACCGATATTGCGAGTCTCGATGAGCGGCTCATTACCTTGGGCGCCGTGTGGCGCTACAAGCAAACCAAACGCTTGGCCTATGACGAAGATTTCGACAAGGCGGAGGCCGCGATTGCGGATGCCATGGGCCGCAATGCCTCCAAACCCACGCTGAACATGGCGGGTTCCGCCGGTGATTTAGCGCCCGGGATTTGGGTCCCCGCCGGCAACTGGGGGCTGTAATGGCGATTGGGCTTGCGAAGCGCGCCTCTGTCCAGAGTCGCCAGCAGAGCGCCATAGTCGTTTCTCACCCAGTCCCAACGGGTGGAGTGAACGCGCGCGATGCGCTGGCGGCGATGCCGCCGACCGATGCCATCTCGATGAATAACCTGTTCCCGACGCCCTCCTATATCCAGGTGCGAAACGGCAATCAGGCCTGGGCAACGGGACTGCCGACCTTTGTCGAAACGGTCATGGCTTATAACGGCATTGCCGCCCGCAAACTCTTCGGCGCGAGTGGTGCCGGGATTTACGATTGCACCGCTCAGGGCGCGGTCGGCGCGGCGGCGGTCAGTGGCTTGACGAATGCTCGCTGGCAACACGCCATGTTCAATGCCGGCGGCGGCAATGTACTCTTGGCGGTCAATGGCAGCGACGCGCCACGTCGCTATGACGGCGCGGTGCAGGGCGGCGTGCAACTACTGACCACCTTGGTCGGCGGCACGCTCTACACCAACGGCACTTACACCAATGTGCCCTTGACGGGAGGCGCTGGGACGGGCGCACAGGCCACAATTGTGGTGGCGGGTGCTGCGGTGACCTCGGTGGTCATTACCGCTGCTGGGACCGGCTACGTGGTTGGCAATGTACTTTCGGCAACGGCAGCCAGCATTGGTGGAACGGGCTCGGGCTTTACCATCACGGTGCAGACCATTGGCGGCTGGTCGGTGACGACGATTTCAGGGGCGGGCTTGAATCCCAATAACCTGATCACGGTCACGATATTCAAGCAGCGCACCTGGTACATCGAAAATAATACGATGAACGTCTGGTACGGTGCGGTGACAGCCTATCAAGGCGCGCTCACCCTCTTGCCCTTGGGTGCCATCTTCAAGATGGGCGGCTTTCTGATGCAGATGGCGACATGGACCATCGATAACGTCTCAGGCATCAATGACTATGCTGCCTTTATTTCGAGTGAGGGGGAGGTCGCGATTTATCAGGGCTATGACCCCTCCGCGATAGCTACTTGGTCCTTAGTCGGTGTATTTCGCATGGGGCGCCCGATCGGCCGGCGCTGCATCGTCAAGTATGGCTCCGATGTGCTCGTGATTTGCGCGGATGGTTTGGCACCGCTGAGTAAGGCGCTTTTAACTGATCGGTCGCAGCCGGATGTGATGCTGACCAATAAAATCTTGAATGCTATCAACGATGATGTCTCTCTCTACGGGGCTAATTTCGGCTGGCAGGTGATCGAACATCCGATGGGCAGTAAGCTCATCTTGAATGTGCCGGAA